AAAATCGCTGAATGATAAAATCAATCTCGATGCATTTAAGGATAATTTTAGCGGTTGGGATGGTTCTTATCGCCCGTTAGAAAAGCAGATAAAAGCCAGCATGAATGATGATTCCTCTTATAAGCACGTCTCAACGGTCTATCATCTGATTTTGAATAAAGATCCACATGCCATTGTAAAAACTACGTTTCGCGGCACAAATGCTTATGGTGCGGTGGTCAAACAGACCGTAGCGGCGCGTGTAGATGTGCGAACGGGTGAGGTCGTTTCAATACTCGATAATTAATATAAACGCTGCCAGCGGTGAAACTTGTTTTCAGTGCTGGCAGGGTTGAACAACGAGCAATGCGAGGCGCTAGTAAAGGCAAGATTTTATTTAATGCTAAATACATTCAGGTGGTTCTAATGTTAGCAGGCAACAGTATTATTAAGCATTTAAAAAAGTTCGAAAAGAAAAGAACTCCAGATAACGGACGCATTAGTTTAATGTATGAAAATGCAATCCATTATGATATGTATTCTGTTTATATCAAGGCTGGTGATGGTGGTGAGTATCTTTTTGATAGATTTGTTAATGGGGTGATTCGCGCAAGGAGATGGGATTCTGAGGAAAGTCGATTTAATATAGATTCAGAGCTTGTTCCTGATGAACTAGTTCCTGAATCTTTCTCAGGTATTTATTATTACCACGCACATGAGCTAAGGTTTCAGTCTCTCAATGATTTGACGTGGCTGCGAGAGTTTAGATTTAGGCGATATTCAGATTATCAAAATAATAAGTTTAGTCGTGAAAGTTATTTGTATCGTCAACAGAAAAAAGAAATCACAGATACAATGGCGGTCTTAGCCTCTATAGTTAGAATTTATCGCGAGCAAGAAGGTGAGGCACCTTTTAGTCAATATTTAATTATGGATGATGTAGCTGGTAAGCTATGGATTCACCATGATGATAATGAAAGAATGAAAAAAGAATTACGTCTTTGTCTAGATTCACTTGTGGAAAATGGTGATATTTCGGAATCACAAGCTGGATACAAACCTGTAGGGAAAGCGATGAATACCCTTAGCCATTTTAACAAAGATGAACAGCGCTATAGTGATGACAAATCCGGTCAGAGAACAATGCGCATAGCTACTATCCTTTCTGTAATCGTCGCGGTGGCAAGCGCAGTCGCATCAATAGCAAGCGCGTATGTATCTTATCAAGGATTAAACCATGCTCCGAAGCCGTTACCTGTCGATACTAAACACGTAAGTTTGCTTCGTTCGGAGATAGATAATTAGGTTTAAATTTCTCTAACATTTAATTCTTATAACTCGACTCATTAACGATGCATGCAACAGATGCATGGTTTTGCATGCGTCATGGTTGCTCGTTCTGGCAGTGTGCCACCAGAGCTGGCGCGGATCCCTGGTGGTCATGCAACTGCATTAATTTCGACCCATAAAGCGGGCAGGCGTGGCGGGGAAAGCATTGCGCGCCAGCGGTGGTGCGCATTATTAAATAATTGCGTCTGAGCGCGTCGTGCTGGCGCGGTCGTGGTCGCTGTCGGTTCGTTGGTAGTCTGGTGTGGTCGTGTGTGCGTAGCGTGCCGGAGGCGTGATGGTGGCGGGGTATGAAAAAGCCGCCATGATGGCGGCTTGATGGGGATTATTCCGGGTTGTCGAGGGTGTACTCTTTGAACCTGATGACCTCCATGCCGAGCCAGTCGTTTACCTCTCTGAACCGGTCCTGTAGCGGTGACAGCTCGTTACGCACAAAGACCCTTGCCACCTTCTCAACATCCCCAAGTGAGCCGATATTCTCGGGTTTGCCACCCATAAGCTGGAACGGCACCCGGTGTGCATCCATCAGGTCGGCGGCGCTGGCCTTTTTGATATTGAAAAAATCATCTTTGGTGGCGACTTCACTTAACGGCACGATTTTAACGCCGTCAGGCTTTCCGCCGGGCGCGTAGAAAAACAGGTTCTTAAAGTTGCCGAGTCCTTTCGAGCTGCGCATTGCATCGCGCAGCGCTTCAACATCGGTCGCGCTCTGCGCCGGGTCGGTCACATACATGATGTACCCAGCGTGCGCGCCGTTCTGGTAATACTTCCGACGAAACAACGTGGCCGATTCATTCAGCCAGGCGGAATTAAGCGCGCTGAGATATTCGGGCAGGCCGTAAATCTCCTGATTAATATCAGGCTCCAGCAGATGAAACACGGTATCAGGTGCGAACTCATGCGGGGTGACGAAGTTTTCCACAAACCAAAAAATCGAATCATCGACGCCGCAGCGGGTATATTTTGCCGGTGAGGTCAGTAGTTTAATTAACTGGCCGGTGACGCTGTGGCGTTGCTCAAGAAAGGCGTTACCGAAAACGAGATAGTCGAGCGCAAAGCGGCTGAAATCCTGACGGGATAACAGCGGGTGCGGAATATAGGTGCTGGCGAGCACGTTGCGTTTAACGTAAATCGGCGAGCTGTGATGCACCGCCGAGCGCAGGCTTTTTGCCAGTCCGGTAAAGCTGACCGGCGGCTCGTACCATTTGCCATTACTGAAACACTCCACGTAATCGAGAATGTCGCGCTTATCGAGCACCGGCACTGGCTCACCAAAGGTGAACGCTGTCGTTTTTGGCGGTGCGCTGACGGTCAGTTGCTGTGGTTTGCTGGCCTTCTGCGCAGCGGCTTTGCGGGATTTTTGCTTACCCATTAGTTGAACTCCAGAATAGATTTAGGCTGCATGCCGCTACCGGCGGAAAGTGGCTCGTTTAACAGGGCGTGCATGGTGGCCCATGCGATATCGGCATGACTGGCTTCCTCGGTGCGGCTGGCCTCATAGGTGGTGCTGCGCCCGCTGCTGGTCATGGTTTTGCGAATCGACATAAACGACTGTGTGACGTCCGTCGCCCCGGCGTCGTACTCCAGACAGCCGCGGCGAATGGTGTCTTTTGCCTTGAGCACCATTGCGGTTTTCATTTCAGGCGTGTAGCGGATGCCGCGTGCCGCCGGGAAGAATGACCGCACCAGTTGATACACCCCGAGGCCGAGGCCGGTCGCATCAATGCCGATGTACTCGACGTTGTATTTTTCGGTCAGCTTGCGGATGCCCTCCGCCTGTGCGGCGAAGTCCATACCTTTCCACTGGTGACGCTCCAGCATGCGGAATTTGCCACCCGACACCACCGGCGGTGCGAGTACCACGCATCCGGCGCTGTCGCCCATATGTGACGGGTCGTAGCCAATCCAGACCGGGCGCGAACCGAACGGACAATCGGAGAACGGCGCGTAATCCTCCCATTCTTCCAGCGCATCGACCATGCAGCGCTGTAATTCCTCGAACGGGAATACCGATGCTTTATCGTCGACAAACTCGCACATAAACAGATTCTTAAAATCTTCATTGCTGTTTTCACGTTTGAGCTGGTCGAGGTCAAAAAGGGTGCAGCCACCGGCAAGGGCGTCCTCAATGGTGACAATCTGCCGCCACTGGCCATCGTCGCAGAGCTGACCACCGGCGAGCGCGGTGTGACTGGTGTCGATGTCGATGCGGTCGGCCGCACAGGCGCGGCCCTTGTTGAACAGCTCGCCAGACCAGAACGGGTAAGCGCCGTGCGCCAGTGTCGAGGGTGTCGAAAAGTAGGTCGAGCGCAGGTGCTTTTGCGAGGCCATGCCCGAGGCGACTTTGCGCAGTCGCTGAAAATTCGGGATCCAGAATATTTCGTCGACATACAGGTCACCGTTATGGCTCTGCGCGGTGTTGGAGTTGGTGCCGAGAAAAATCAGTTTTGCGCTGTTGTTACCGATGACAATCGGGTCGCCGGTCAGGTCAACATCGACCAGCCGCGCGAACTGAATGATGTATTCACGGAACACATACGCCTGCGTTTTACTGGCCGACAGGAATATTTGATTGTGGCCGGTCTTGAGCGCGCGCAGCAGTGCCTCGCGTGAGAAGTAGAACGTCGCGCCAATCTGGCGGGATTTGAGAATATCGCGAATACGGTGCGCGAGCCCTGCCTGATACCACTGCAATTGATAGTCGAACGACTGGTCGAAAAATAATGCCTCCAGTTTCTCGATAGCTTCATCGCTGAAAAAGTTCTTTTTCGGTTTCTTCTTCTCCCCTTTATTGCGGTTGGCAACGTTGGGGTTCAGGTCGGCCTCATTGCCGGTCTGGCTGTAGCGGTTCACCCGTGCCAGTCGCTCTATCTGTCGCCCGAGCAGGTCAATCTCTTTGAAGTCGCCACCTGATTTTTGCGGCTTGGCGATGAGCTGAATCAGGCGCGCCTCAAGGCTGCTCTCGACGCGGGAAATCGGTGCAATGCCATCCCAGCCGTCGCGCTGTTTCCAGCTCTGAACGGTCGGGCGTTTCACCTGCAGCATGTCGGCAATCTGTGGCACGGAAAAGCCCTGCCAGTAAAGCAGTGATGCCTGTCGGCGCGGGTCGTGCATTAGCGTTGTATCGGTGGAAATGGTCATTGATGCCTCGCCGTGGTGGATTCAGGGCAAGGCTACTTAATGGCCGTCAGTGATTCGCTAAGGTGCTGTTGTGTAATGGGTCAGCCATTCGTCATCGGTGGTCTGGCATGCCCTGAGTCTGGAAACTGGCGTTGACCAGTAACTCCAACCTCAGGACTCCTGACAATGGCAAAAAAAGTCTCAAAGTTCTTTCGTATCGGCGTCGAGGGTGACACCTGCGACGGGCGCATTATCGGCGCTAACGATATTCAGGAAATGGCAGAATCCTATGACCCGCGCGTCTACGGTTGCCGCATCAACCTCGAACACCTGCGCGGCCTGCTGCCTGATGGTGTGTTCAAACGCTATGGCGATGTGGCCGAGCTGAAAGCAGAAAAGATTGACGACGACTCTGCGCTTAACGGCAAGTGGGCGTTGTTCGCAAAAATCACCCCGACCGATGACCTTATCGCGCTGAATAAAGCCGCGCAGAAGGTCTACACCTCAATGGAAATCCAGCCGAATTTTGCCAATACCGGCAAATGCTACCTTGTCGGCCTTGCGGTGACCGATGACCCGGCGAGCCTCGGCACCGAGTATCTGGAATTTTGCCGCAACGCGAAGCACAACCCACTCGCGCGCTTTAAAGCCAATCCTGAAAACGTTTTTTCTGTCGCTACGCTGGCCGAGCTGGAATTTGAAGACCTGCCCGACACGGTGCTCAACAGCCTGGCCGATAAGGTGAAAGCCATTTTCAGCCGTAAGCAGGTCAGCGACGATGCGCGCCTGAACGATGTGCATGAAGCGGTGACTACTGTCAGCGAGCATGTGCAGACCAACCTCACCGCGCAGGATGAACGCCTTTCCAGTATGGAAACCGCATTCGCCACGCTCCGGCAGGAACTGACCGGCAAGGTTGAAGAAACCACCCAGGCATTTTCCTCCCTCAAAACCACCCTCGATGAGCAGGAAAGTTTCAGTCAGCCACGCCGCACGAAATCCAGCGGCGGCGGTGGCGATGAAATGCTGACTGACTGCTGATAAACCGCAGGCCCGAAACCGGGCGGTGACCCCGCCCGATGTTGTGACAAACCGATTAATTCAAACAGGAAATATTATGCGTCAGGAAACCCGTTTTAAATTCAATGCCTATCTGACCCAGCTCGCCAAGCTGAACGGCATCAGTGTTGATGACGTCAGCAAGAAATTCACCGTCGAGCCGTCCGTCACGCAAACGCTGATGAACACCGTGCAGGCATCCTCCGCATTTCTGCAGATGATTAACATTCTGCCGGTCGCAGAAATGAAGGGTGAAAAAATCGGCGTCGGCGTGACCGGCACCATCGCCAGCACCACTGACACCTCGGGTGACGGTGAGCGTAAAACTTCCGATTTCACCGCGCTGGAGTCCAACAAGTACGAATGTAATCAGATTAACTTCGATTTCCATCTGACCTATAAACGCCTCGATTTGTGGGCGCGTTTCCAGGACTTCCAGCGCCGCATTCGTGACGCCATCATTCAGCGTCAGGCGCTTGATTTCATCATGGCCGGTTTTAACGGTGTGACCCGTGCCGACACCTCTGACCGCAGCAAAAATACGATGTTGCAGGATGTGGCCGTCGGCTGGCTGCAGAAGTACCGCAACGAGGCTCCGGCGCGCGTGATGAGCAAAATCACCGCCGAAGACGGCACCGTTATTTCTGATGTGATCCGCGTCGGTAAAAACGGCGACTATGCAAACCTCGACGCGCTGGTGATGGATGGCACCAACACCCTGATTGATGAAATTTATCAGGATGACCCGAAACTCGTTGCCATCGTGGGTCGTAAGTTGCTGGCCGACAAATATTTCCCGCTGGTCAATCAACAGCAGGAAAACAGCGAGTCGCTCGCGGCGGATATCATCATCAGCCAGAAGCGCATCGGCAACCTGCCTGCCGTGCGTGTGCCGTACTTCCCGGCGAATGCCGTGCTGGTGACCACGCTGGAAAACCTCTCTATCTATTTCATGGATGAGAGTCATCGCCGCAGCATTGATGAGAGCCCGAAAAAGGACCGCGTCGAAAACTACGAGTCGATGAATATCGATTACGTCATTGAAGCGTATGCCGCCGGGTGCCTGCTGGAAAACATCACCCTGGGCGATTTCACCGCGCCTGAACCAGAAGTACCGGAAAGCGGAGAGTAAGCCCATGACGAGCCCCGCACAGCGTCACATGATGCGGGTCTCGGCCTCTGAAACCGCGCAGCGGGAAAAAGCCCCGCTGCGCCATGCATCCGCTTACGAACAGATGCTGGTAAAGCTGGCCGAAGACCGCCGCACGTTAAAAAACATTCGTTCAAACGAACGCAAAGCCGAGAAAAAGCGCGAGCTGTTGCCGTTCTATGCGCCGTGGGTCGCCGGTGTGCTGACTGATGGCCGTGGTGCGCAGGATGACATCGTCATGACCGTCATGCTCTGGCGTCTCGATGCCGGTGACGTTGCTGGCGCGCTGGAAATTGCCCCTTATGCCATGAAATACGGCCTCACCTCTGACCATCGTCGCACGACGCCCTACATGCTGGTTGAAGAAGTGGCGCTGGCCGCGCTGCGCCTGCGTGATGCCGGGGAGCCTGTCGACCTCGCATTGCTGCTGACCACCATCGGTCTGACCGACGGGGCAGACGTTCCCGATATGGTGCGAGCCCGTCTGCACAAAGTGACCGGCCTGACTCTACGCGATGCCGGTCAGGATGCCGAAGCGCTGGCACAGTTTCAGCGTGCGATGCAGCTCGACCGCAATGCCGGTGTGCGTAAAGACATTGAGCGACTGGAACGGGCATTAAAGCCAAAAGCAGAAACGGCAACTCGCAAAACGACTAAACCGCGCACGCGCAAACCTGCTGCAAAGCCAGCGGCAAAGCGCGGGCGTCCACCGAAGGCGGTCAAAACCGCCGGTTAACAGAACGCTCCCCGAGCCGGGCGGCACGCCGGTCAAAGCAGGCATTGACCCTGACGGCGACCGGCGTCCACCGCCCAACCTAATGAGGTTGTCATGACGACAGTGATACTGAATCCGCCCGATGATTCGCTGGATGTTCCGGGGGTGGTCATCCCCCCGCCGGAGACGGGCGTTACGGTAATTAAAAACACGTTCTTTTTCCCGGACGTGGATCCGAAACGGGTGCGCGAGCTGATGCGCCTTGAGCATACGGTATCCGACGCACGTCTGCGCAATGCCATTAAAACCGGCATGGCGGAAACCAATGCCGAGCTTTACGACTACCGCACACGCCAGATTAGCGCCGGTTTTAAGCTTCTGGCCGATGTGCCAGCGGAGGAAATCGACGGTGAAAGTGAGCGCATTTTCCACTACCTGAGCGCCGTGACGGCAATGGCAACCGCCACCCTGTATGAGCGTTATCGTGGCGTGGAGGCTACCGGCAAAGGCGACAAAAAAGCCGACAGCGTGGAGTCAACGATTGATGAGCTGTGGCGGGATATGCGCTGGTCGGTGGCACGCCTGCAGGATAAACCGCGCTGCATCGTGGGTCAGCTCTGATGAAAGTCTATGCGATGCAGGGCGACACCCTCGACGTGCTTTGCGCCCGGTATTACGGGCGCACTGAGGGGGTGGTCGAGACGGTGCTGCAGGCGAACCCCGGCCTGTCGGAGTTGGGTGTCATTCTGCCGCATGGCACGGCGATTGACCTGCCCGACGTTGAAACCTCTCCCACGGCGGAGAGCCTGAACCTATGGGACTGACGATGGAAAAAATCAGCACGTTTGTCACTTACTGGCTGGCGGTTTTGCTGGCGTTTTTTGGGGCGCAGACGCCTGAAAAGCTTGCGCTCGGTGTCGGCAGCCTGTGCGCCATTTTTACGGCGGCGGTGAATTTCTGGTACCGGCGCAAAACCTTTCGCTATCTGACCGATATGGGAATCGATAAAGGGGTAACCCGTGAGCTCAATCGTTAAACGTTGCAGTGTGGCCGCAGTGCTGGCGCTGGCGGCACTGATGCCTGATTTTCGTCTGCTACATACCTCGCCTGATGGTCTGGCCCTGATTGCCGACCTTGAGGGGTGCCGCTTGCGCCCCTACCAGTGCAGCGCGGGCGTGTGGACGTCAGGCATCGGCCACACTGCCGGAGTCGTACCGAAAAGCAATATCACCGAGCGCGATGCGGCGGCAAATCTGGTCGCTGATGTGCTGATGACCGAGCGTCGTCTTGCAGTCTGCGCGCCGGTCACCATGCCGCAGCCGGTTTACGACGCGCTGGTCAGCTTCTCTTTTAACGTCGGCACCGGCGCGGCCTGTCGCTCGACACTGGTCTCTTACATCAAGCGTCATCAGTGGTGGCAGGCATGCGACCAGCTTACCCGCTGGGTGTATGTCAACGGCACGAAAAACAAAGGGCTGGAAAACCGCCGCGCGCGGGAACTGGCGTATTGCATGAAAGGAGTAACCCAATGAAAAAATTTTTACGTTCCCTGATGTTCGATGCCCTGCTGGCTCTGGTGCTGCTTTGGGGGCTGGCATCGCCGCAAAGCGCTGCCGTCAATTTTGTCGCCGCCTGGGCGCTATTTGGCAGTTTTGTCTGCATGACAGCGAGCCTCGCCGGTGTGGTCGCTTATGACCACTGGCTGCGAAATACGGGCAAAGGTATTCCCGTCAATCCTGAGCTAATGAAGGTATTCCGCGCCGTCTTTTGCCGCAAACCCTCTCAGGGGCGTCGGGCATGGTCTCTCATTATTTTCGCTGTTACCACGGGTTGTCTGCTTGGGGCTGGCTGGATCCTTACGGCTCTGATTTACCTGATTTGTGTGCTGACGTTTACGGGGATGCGCACCTCTTACCGCCAGCGCATTGAGGGGGCTGGCCTGTGTCCAGATACCTTGTGACGCTGCTGGCCGGTGCGTTAGTGCTGGCCGTGCTGGCGCTGCTTTGGCTGCGTCATGAGAACGGCAATTTATCCCGCTCATTTGAGACGGCAAACCGCGTCGCCAGTGAGCAAAAAACGACGATTGGCATGCTGAAAAATCAGCTCAGTGTTGCCGGTCAACTCTCACGACGCAATGAATCCGCGCAGGTGGCATTGCGCGAACAGCTCGAAAAGGCCAGCGAAGAAGCCAGCCGCCGTGAGCAGATTGTAACGAGGTTACTCAATGAAAATGAAGCCTTTCGCCGCTGGTATAACGCTCGCCTCCCTGATGCTGTGCGTCGCCTGCACACCCGCCCCGCCTGTGCCAGTGCCGGTGACTGTCGTCAACGGATGCCCGAGGGTGAGCCTTTGCCCGATGCCGGGAAGTGATCCGGAAACCAATGGTGACCTGAGCGCGGATATTCGCCGCCTTGAGGGTGCGCTCACTGCCTGCGCGTTGCAGGTTAAGACCGTCAAACACTGCCAGGACGAAATCGATGCAGAAGCACAAAAGCCTGCGCAAAGCACTGATTAGCGCCGTGCCGCAACTGAAAAACAACCCGGATATGTTGCGCCTTTTCGCTGATAACGGGCATACCGATTCACGCCTCGCGAGCTCGCTGTCATTTGAAAAGGTGTATGTGCTGAACGTAGTGGTGACCGACTTTACCGGCGACCTTGATTTGATATTCGTGCCGGTGCAGGCGTGGCTGCGTGAACATCAGCCGGACATCATGACCACCGACGACGGGCGGGAGAAAGGCTTCACCTGGATTATTGATATCAATAACGACGATTCGCTCGATATCAGTATCAGTCTGAGACTGACCGAGCGCACGCTCGTCAAAGAAATCGACGGGGCGCTGCACGTCAGTTATGCGCCTGAGCCGCCCCTGCCTGAACCGGTGACGCGCCCGATGGAGTTATACGTTAACGGCGAACTGGTGAGTAAGTGGGATGAGTGAATTAACCGCACTGCAGGAACGTCTTGCCGGTCTGATTGCCAGCCTGTCACCGGCGGCGCGCCGGAAAATGGCGGCTGACATTGCAAAGCGGCTGCGCACCAGTCAGCAACGGCGTATTAAGCAACAGCTGACCCCCGACGGCACCCCATATGTCGCCCGAAAACGCCAGCCGGTGCGGAATAAGAAAGGCCGTATTAAGCGTGAGATGTTTTCCAAACTGCGAACCAATCGCTATATGAAAGCCAAAGCCACCGACAGTGCGGCGGTGGTGGAGTTTACCGGCAAGGTACAGCGCATGGCGCAGGTGCATCAGTACGGCCTTAAAGACCGGCCAAACCGTCACAGCCGGGATGTGCAGTACGACTCGCGCCCGTTGCTCGGCTTTAGCCAGGACGATGAGCGACTGATTGAGGCGGTCATTATTGACCACCTGAGCCAGTAAATATTGTGTGAACCACCACCGAAGCCGCCCGGATTGGCGCGACTCCAGACCAGAGGCATCCTTGCAATATGAATACGTTATCCACGATACAGGAGCTTGCTCGCGCGATACGTAACCTCATCCGCTCGGGTGTGGTGACGGAAGTCGACACGGTCGAAGGGCTTTGTCGCGTGCAAAGCGGCGGCATCCAGACAACCTGGCTGAACTGGCTGACCACCCGCGCCGGTCGTTCCCGTACGTGGTGGGCTCCCTCGGTGGGTGAGCAGGTACTGCTACTGGCAATTGGCGGCGAGCTCGATACCGCATTCGTGTTGCCGGGCATTTTCTCTGACGATAATCCCGCCCCGTCGGCCTCGGCGGATGCTTGGCATGTGACGTTTCCCGATGGCGCGGTTATCGAGTACGAGCCCGAGACGAGCGCTCTGATGGTCAGCGGCATCAAAACCGCCAACGTCACCGCATCGGAGTCTATCACCGCAACGGTGCCACTGGTGTTGGTGAAAGCTGCGCAGCGCATCACCCTCGACACTCCTGAGGTGGTATGTACCAACAAGCTGACGACGGCGACGCTTGAGGTGCAGAAAGGCGGCACCATGAGCGGCGATATCAAGCACACCGGCGGGTCACTGTCATCTAATGGCAAGGTGCTCCACCTTCATAAACACCCAGGCGACAGCGGCGGACAAACAGGAGCGCCATTATGACCGTGCGCTATCAGGGCATGAATCGCAGTAGCGGCCGCAGTATTAGCGACACCGAGCACATCAGTCAGAGCATGCGCGACATTCTGCTGACGCCGGTCGGGTCGCGGGTGATGCGCCGAGAATATGGCTCGCTTCTGTCAGCGCTGATTGATATGCCGCAAAACCCGGTGCTCAGGCTGCAAATCATGGTGGCGTGCTATTCGGCGATCCAGAAGTGGGAACCGCGTATCAGGCTGACATCCATCAGCTTTGAAGCCGGTGACGCTGGCGCGATGTATGTCGATATTACCGGGGTGCGTACCGATACCGGTACGCCAGTTTCAACCATCGTTTCACTGAGTTAAATCACTATGGCAACTGTTGACCTGAGTCAGTTACCCGTTCCCGATGTGGTGGAGGAACTGGACTATGAAACCATTCTTGCGGAGCGTATTGCGACGCTGATTTCGCTCTATCCCGAAGACCAGCAGGAGGCGGTCGCCCGGACGCTCGCGCTTGAGTCTGAGCCGATTGTGAAGCTGTTACAGGAAAACTCGTACCGGGAAGTTATCTGGCGTCAGCGTGTCAATGAAGCCGCGCAGGCGGTGACGCTGGCGTATGCCACCGGCAACGACCTTGACGTCATAGCGGCAAACAACAACACCGAGCGCCTGACCATCACCCCGGCGGATGACACTACGATTCCGCCGACGCCTGCCGTTATGGAGTCTGATGCCGACCTGCTATTGCGCACGCAGCAGGCATTTGAGGGCCTGAGCGTGGCGGGTCCGGTTGGGGCGTATGAATATCACGGTCGCAGTGCCGACGGGCGTGTCGCTGACGTCTCGGTCGAAAGCCCGACCCCCGCCTGTGTGACGATTTCCGTGTTATCCCGCGAAGGCGACGGCACCGCCAGTCCTGAGCTACTGGAAATCGTTGAAAAAGCCCTGAATGCCGAAGATGTGCGCCCGGTGGGTGACCGCGTGACCGTCCAGTCAGCCGAGATTGTGCCGTACCAGATTGACGCGACGCTGTACGTGTACCCCGGCCCAGAATCCGAACCCATCAGGCAGGCATCCGAGCAGAAGCTGCAGAGTTACATCAGTGCGCAGCACCGCCTCGGTCGTGATATTCGCCTGTCAGCCATTTATGCGGCGCTGCATGTTGAAGGGGTGCAGCGTGTCGAACTGGCTTCACCGCTGGCCGACATTGTGCTCAGTAAATCACAGGCGTCGAGCTGCACCGATTACCACTTAACTATCGGGGGCTCGGATGAGTGACCGGCTGTTACCCGTTGGGTCATCTCCGCTGGAAGTTGCCGCCGCCGATGCGCTGGCACAGATTGAGCGCGTGCCGGTGCCGCTGCGCACGTTGTGGAACTGGCGCACCTGTCCGGTAAACCTGCTGCCGTATCTGGCGTGGGCACTGTCAGTTGACCGCTGGGATGAAAAGTGGCCGGAGGCGACAAAACGCAGCGTCTGCGCTTCTTCATTTTTCGTTCATCAGCACAAAGGCACCATCAGTGCGTTGCGTCGGGTGGTTGAACCGCTCGGCTTTCTGATTGAAGTGCGGGAGTGGTGGCAGCTCGACGAGGAACCCGGCACATTCCGCCTCGTTGTCGGCGTGCTCGACAGTGGCATCACGGATGAAATGTATCAGGAGCTCGAACGCCTGATTGAAGACGCCAAACCCGCGAGCCGCCACCTGACCGGGCTGGCTATCAGCCTGAGCACGACCGGTGAGTTTTATGTCGGTGCAGGCTGTTATCTCGGTGACGCTCTAACGGTTTACCCCTACACCCCCGAGGAAATTGTCGTCGGCGGTGAGTTTTATCCGGCCTCGGCCATCCATTTGATTGATAACCTGAGAGTGAATGCATGACTTCGAAATATTATGCCATTCTGACCAATCAGGGCGCGGCAAGGCTGGCAAATGCGACCGCGCTCGGTACGAAGCTGAACCTGACGCAGATGGCGGTCGGTGATGCGAACGGCGTACTGCCTAACCCTGACCCCGCGCAGACAAAACTCATTAACCAGAAGCGCATCGCGCCGCTGAATATGCTGAGTGTTGACCCTAACAACACCAGCCAGATTATTGCGGAACAGATTATTCCCGAGAATGAGGGGGGGTTCTGGATCCGCGAGATTGGTCTCTATGACGATGACGGCATCCTGATTGCCGTTGCGAACTGCCCTGAGACCTATAAGCCGCAACTGCAGGAGGGTAGCGGCCGCACGCAGACCATTCGCATGATTTTGATTGTGTCGAGCACGTCGGCTATTACCCTGAAAATTGACCCGTCCGTCGTGCTGGCAACGCGCCAGTATGTCGACGACAAGGTTATTGAGGTGAAAGCCTATGCTGATGACCTGATGAAAAAGCATGTTGAGGCGGCGAACCCGCACACTCAATATTTGCAGATAGCGAAAAACTTTGAGGAAATTGCCAGTGCAGGCGCGGCGGCAAAAACGGCAGCGCTGAAAAATTTGGGTATTGACGGTCTGGCTGCAACACCTCGCTACCTGGTCAGCAAGGGAGATAATGCGAATGGCTGGTATGAAATATACAGCGACGGCTTTAAGCGTGTAGGTCAGTCGTGGGCAACTCCGCTGACGATACCCACACCAGCCAGTGGCGTCAGGGTTAACTATCCGATTAGTTTTACCTCGAAACTGAATGGTCTGTTTGTCACTGAAAACGGAAATACCTCCAATAATTTTGAATTACCCAACCCTGCAGCTATCGGCCTGACGGGATTCAACTTGGCAACAATGGAGTCGACACTTGGCTCGTCACCAACGACCAGTTACGGGTCAGTATTTACCGGCTTTTATGTCGCGGAGGGGTATTGATATGTGGTACTGGAATCCAGTCGATTGTAATGAAGCCTTGCCGGGAGTCCATGATTTAAAGGGATGTGTAAACATAAAGGATGATAATCACCCATTCAAAAGTGATGAACTCCCGGAAGGGAAAATATGGGGAAGTGATGACAGTGGATTGCCGGTTTTACTCGACTTACCCGAACCGACGCAGGAAGACCTGATTGCAGCTGCAGAAGCTAAGCGGGAAAGTTTGATTATCGAGGCAAAAGAAGCCATCAGCCTGTGGCAAACTGAACTGCAGCTCGGCATCATCAGTGATGAGGATAAGACCAGCCTCATTGCGTGGGTGAGCTACATTCAGGAGTTGAACGCAGTCGATACTTCCACGGCACCAGATATCGACTGGCCGACAAAGCCGGAATAATTCAAGACGGGCTGATGCCCGTCTTTTTTATGGCTTCTTTATGTGCCATCCGTCACCCATCGCCGACAAATAGCCCCTCAACAGACCAGCCAGGACAATGACACTCGCCCACTAACCACGGAGTTAACCGGATGAGTGATTTTCACCACGGCGTGCAGGTGCTTGAAATTAACGACGGCACCCGCGTCATTTCTACGGTCGCGACCGCAATCGTCGGCATGGTCTGTACGGCCAGCGATGCAGACGAAGCGACATTCCCCCTCAACAAGCCGACCCTGATTACCAATGTGCAGAGCGCCATTGCGAAAGCCGGTAAAAAAGGCACGCTGGCTGCATCCCTGCAGGCCATCGCCGACCAGTCAAAGCCCGTCACTGTTGTCGTGCGTGTTGCCGAAGGTGTTGACGATGACCCCGATGCGGCACAGGCACAAACCATTTCCAATATCATCGGCGGCACGGATGAAAACGGTCAGTACACTGGCCTGAAAGCATTGTTGACCGCAGAAGCGGTGACCGGCGTTAAGCCCCGCATTCTCGGCGTGCCGGGTCTCGATACGCTGGAAGTGGCGACCGCGCTCGCGTCCGTGTGTATCAGCCTGCGTGCGTTTGGCTACATCAGTGCGTGGGGTTGTAAGACCATTTCTGAGGCTATCGAATATCGCGATAATTTCAGCCAGCGCGAGCTGATGGTCATCTGGCCTGATTTCCTCTCATGGGATACCACAGCGAACGCCACCGAAACAGCTTACGCCACGGCGCGTGCACTCGGCTTGCGTGCCTATATCGACCAGACGGTCGGCTGGCACAAAACCTTATCGAACGTCGGCGTGCAGGGCGTCACCGGTATCAGTGCCTCAGTCTTTTGGGATTTGCAGGCATCCGGCACCGATGCTGACCTGCTCAACGAGGCGGGAGTGACGACGCTGGTGCGCAAGGATGGTTTCCGCTTCTGGGGTAACCGTTGCTGCTCTGATGACCCGCTGTTCCTGTTTGAGAACTACACCCGCACTGCGCAGGTGCTGGCCGACACTATGGCTGAGGCGCACATGTGGGCAGTCGACAAGCCCATCACCGCCACGCTGATTCGTGACATTGTCGACGGCATCAATGCCAAATTCCGCGAACTGAAATCTAACGGCTACATCGTGGACGGCGAATGCTGGTACGACGAAGAGTCGAACGACAAGGAAACCCTCAAGGCCGGAAAACTGTATATCGATTACGACTATACGCCGGTTCCGCCACTGGAAAGCCTGACCCTGCGCCAGCGTATCACCGATAAATATCTGGTGAACCTGTCCGAATCGGTCAACAGCTAAGGAGCCTGAAACAACATGGCACTTCCCCGCAAACTTAAATATTTGAACATGTTCAATGACGGCCTCAGTTACATGGGCGTCGCCGAATCCGTGACGCTGCCAAAGCTGACCCGCAAGCTCGAGAACTATCGCGGCGGTGGTATGAACGGTTCCGCCTCGATTGACCTCGGCATCGACGATGATGCACTGACGGTCGAATGGTCTCTCGGTGGTCTGCCTGATGTGGCGCTGTGGGCGCAATACGCCGCACCGGGTGCCGATTCTGTACCGCTGCGTTTCGCGGGCTCCTATCAGCGCGACGATACCGGCGAGATTATCCCGGTCGAGGTGGTCATGCGTGGCCGTCATAAAGAAATCGACGGTGGCGAGCTTAAGCAGGGTGAAAACACGTCGACCAAATTGTCGACCGTCTGCACCTATTATCGCCTCACGATTGACGGTAGCGACATTATCGAAATCGACGTCGTGAACATGGTCGAGAAAGTAAACGGCGTCGACCGACTGGAACAGCACCGCCGCGCTATCGGTCTGTAATCCCCTGACCGGTCGGCACTGCTGGCCGGTTAATACCTCCATTCAGAACAGAGATAAACATCATGGCAAACGTAAAAAAAACGGCACCTGAATTTGTCGATAACGCAGGCAGCGAAATCGAAAGCGCAAACCCGAACGTCGTCACCCTCGATACGCCGATTAAGCGCAGCGGTCAGACGATTGAAAAGGTCACCCTGATTGAACCGAACGCCGGAACCCTGCGCGGTGTCAGTCTGGCGGCGGTAGCACAGTCCGAAGTTGATGCGCTGATTAAAGTCCTGCCGCGCATGACCTATCCCGCGCTCACCGAAACCGAGCTTTCAGCAATGAAACTGCCCGACCTGCTGCAACTTGCCGGTAAGGTGATTGGTTTTTTGTCACCGGCTTCGGCGCGCTGAATTTCCCCCCGACCCTGTCGGTCGATGACCTGATGGCGGATATCGCAGTAATTTTTCACTGGCCGCCATCAGAGCTCTACTCCCTGAGCCTGACCGAGCTCATCACATGGCGCGACAAGGCGCTGCAGCGTAGCGGAAACCACAATGAGCAATAACTTAAGACTTGAGGTTTTGCTGAAAGCGGTCGACCAGGCGACCCGACCGCTTAAATCCATTCAGACCGCGAGTAAAACCCTGACGGGGGATATTCGCGAGACACAAAAAGGACTGCGTGATCTGAATGGCCAGGCAGCGAAAATTGACGGTTTTCGCAAGGCCAGTGCGCAACTGGCGGTGACCGGCCAGTCACTGGAAAAGGCGAAGCGGGAAGCCGAAGAACTTGCGACTCAGTTTAAAAACACCGAACGGCCAACGCGCGCGCAGGCGCAAGTGCTGGAATCAGCAAAACGCGCCGCTGATGGCCTGCAGGTGAAATACAACAGCCTCACAGAATCCGTGAAGCGCCAGCAACGTGAACTGGGTGCCGTGGGAATTAATACCCGCAATCTGGCGAATGACGAGCGCGGGTTAAAAACACGCATCAGCGAGACAACGGCACAACTCAACCGGCAACGTGAGGCACTGGCGCGGGTCAGTGAACAGCAGGCGAAATTAAACCGGGTCAAAGAGCGTTACCAGAAAGGGAAGGATCTCGCCGGGAACATGGCGGCGGCCGGTGCTGCCGGGGTCGGTATCGCGACGGCTGGCACGATGGCCGGGGTCAAGCTGATGATGCCAGGCTTCGACTTTGCGCAGAAAAATTCCGAGCTGCAGGCCGTGCTCGGGGTCGGTAAGCAGTCGCCAGAAATGCAGGCACTACGCAAACAGGCTCGCCAGCTCGGCGACAACACTGCCGCCTCTGCCGATGATGCAGCCAGCGCACAGATTATTATTGCGAAAGGTGGTGGTGATGCTGCCGCCATTCAGGCAACAACGCCGGTGACCTTAAACATGGCGCTAGCCAATCAGCGCACGATGGAAGAAAACGCCGCGCTGCTGATGGGTATGCGCTCTGCATTTCAGCTTTCTAATGACAAGGTTGCTCACATTGGCGACGTTCTGTCGACGGTAATGAATAAAACCGCTGCCGATTTCGACGGGCTAAGTGATGCGCTGACCTATGCCGCGCCGGTGGCTAAAAACGCCGGTGTCAGCATTGAAGAAACTGCCGCAATGGTGGGCGCACTTCATGACGCCAAAATCACCGGCTCGATGGCGGGTACCGGGAGCCGTGCAGTATTAAGTCGCTTGCAGGCACCAACCGGCAAAGCCTGGGATGCGCTCAAAGAGCTGGGCGTCAAAACCTCCGACAGCAAAGGTAATACACGTCCGATATTTACCATCCTCAAGGAAATGCAGGCCAGCTTTAAGCGCAACAACCTCGGCACCGGCCAGCAAGCTGAATACATGAAAACGATATTCGGTGAGGAAGCCAGCTCATCAGCCAATGTGCTGATGGCTGCAGCGGCCAGCGGAAAGCTTGACCAGCTCACCGCCGCCCTGAAAACCTCGGACGGTAAAACCGAGGAACTGGTTAAGGTGATGCAGGATAACCTCGGCGGCGACTTCAAAGAATTTCAGTCTGCTTATGAGGCGGTCGGCACTGACCTTTTTGACCAGCAAGAGGGGGCGCTGCGTAAGCTCACCCAAACTGCTACGGGGTATGTTTTAAAGCTCGACGGCTGGATCCAGAAAAACAAAGACCTCGCACAGACTATCGGCATTATCGCCGGTGGTGCGCTGGCGCTGATTGGCATCATTGGCGGGATTGGCCTCGTTGCGTGGCCGGTGGTGATGGGGATTAATGCCATTATTGCCGCCGCTGGCGTGTTGGGTACGGTCTTTACGGTCACCGGTAGCGCCATTGTGACCGCGCTTGGGGCGATTACCTGGCCGATTGTGGCAATCGGGGCGGCTTTCGTTGCGGCGGCGCTGCTCATCCGTAAATATTGGGAACCCATCAGCGCATTTTTCTCGGGGGTGATTGAGGGCATCATGAGCGCCTTTGCGCCAGTCGGGGAAATGTTCGCTCCACTGGCCCCCATCTTTGACGGTCTCGGGGAAAAGCTGCGCGGTGTCTGGCAATGGTTTAAAGACCTGATAGCGCCGGTAAAGGCGACGCAGGACACGCTTGATAGCTGCAAAAATGTTGGCGTCGTTTTTGGTCAGGCGCTGGCATCAGCCCTGATGGCACCGTTGAACATGTTCAACAAGCTGCGCAGCGGTGTCGACTGGCTTCTCGAAAAGCTAGGCATTATTAACAAAGAGTCGGAAAACCTCGACCAGACCGCCACTAAAACCAATGTAGCCACGCAGGGTAATTCCTACATTCCTGCAACCAGTAGCTATGGCGGTTATCAGGCTTATCAGCCCGTCACCGCACCGGCAGGACGCTCCTACATCGACCAGAGCAAAAGCGAATACAACATCACGCTGCCGGGTGGCGTAGCGCCGGGTCATCAGCTTGACCGCCAGCTACGCGACACGCTCGAACAGATTGAACGTGATAAACGCGCGCGCCAGCGTGCCAGCATGCGCCATGACTGAGGGAGGATAAAACGATGATGTTAGCGCTTGGAATGTTTGTGTTTGAACGCCGCACGCTGCCCTACCAGTCAATGCAGCATTCAAAAGATTATCGCTGGGTGTCAAATGACCGGGTCGGCAAGCCGCCTGCGTATCAGTTTCTTGGTGAGGGGGAAACCTCCCGTCAGCTTGGCGGAACTCTTTACCCGGCCATTACTGGTGGCCGGATTTCCTTGCGAGCGGTTGAGTTGATGGCCGACGAAGGTAAAGCGTGGCCGTTAATTGAGGGAACGGGTGACATTTTCGGGATGTATATCGTCGATAAGGTGTCGACCACGCACACTGAATTTTTCAGTGACGGCGCGGCCAGAAAGATTGAATTCACACTTTCACTGAAACGTGTCGACGACTCCCTGACGGCAATGTTTGGCGACCTCAATAAACAGGCCAGTGACCTTCTCGGCGCTGCCGGTAATCTGACGGGGCAATTGCAAGGCGCACTCGGAGGGCTGACAGGATGATAACAGGCATGACCATTGATGCCGGTGCTACCCTCGCACCGGCATTCATGCTGACGCTGAACAGCCAGGACATTACCAGCAATTTTAGTGACAGGCTGATTTCGCTGATCATGACCGACAATCGGGGTTTTGAAGCTGACCAGCTCGATATTGAGCTCGATGATACTGACGGAAAAGTCGAGTTACCCCTGCGCGGGGCAGTGCTGACACTGTGGCTTGGCTGGCAGGGGTCGGCGTTGCTGAATAAGGGTAATTTTACAGTCGATGAAATCGAACACCGGGGCGCACCAGACACTCTGACCATCCGGGCGCGTAGTGCTGACTTTCGCGGAACGCTCAATTCCCGGCGTGAAGAGTCATGGCACGACACCACCCTCGGTGAACTGGTCAGCACTATTGCAAAGCGCAACAAACTGACGGCCAGCGTCGCGGAAACTCTCAGTGCAATCGCGGTACCACACATTGACCAGTCGCAGGAATCCGACGCCGTATTTCTGACCCGGCTGGCTGACCGTAATGGCGCAGCGGTCTCGGTGAAAGCGGGGAAGTTGCTGTTTCTGAAAGCGGGTAGTGCAGCGACGGCCAGCGGGAAACCCATTCCGCAATTGACACTGACCCGCAGCGATGGTGACCGCCATCAGTTTGCCATCGCTGACCGGGGGGCTTATACCGGCGTGACGGCGAAATGGTTACACACGAAAGACCCTAAGCCGCAAAAGCAGAAAGTGACGCTGACCCGAAAGCCAAAAGAGCAACATCTGCGCGCACTGCAGCACCCAAAAGCGAAACCTGTCAGCAAAAAGACCACGGCGAAAAAGGAGCAGGAAGCACGCGAGGGTGAGTATATGGCCGGGGAAGCC